ATGGTATAAAGTTTCATCCTTCAGGACATGTAAGTGCTAGTGGACATGTTTCAGGTTCAGTTATTAGTGCAAGTATAGGATTCCATACATTTGGTGATGTAACTGCTAATGGTAATATAAGTGGAGGATCAGATACATCTACTTTTACAGCAGCAACAGGATCTTATCATGTGTTACAAGGAGATACCTCACAACCAACAAGTCTTGTTATAGATGGTCAAATAACAGCATCAGATAATATAAGTTCAAGCGGTATTATTTTTGCTTCTAGTTATTTTATGAATGGAGTACAAACCTTAAATACAGATGATGGTGATTTATCAGTAGGAGGGGGATTTGCTCATATAGAAATAGATGGAGCATTAACTTCATCTGGGGATGTTAGATTTCCCAACTTATTAGTTACAGGATCAATATCAGGAAGTCAGATAAGTTCAAGTGGTAATATTTCTACAGCAGGAAACATAAGCGCTAGTGGACATATTTCTGCTTCTGTTATTAGCGCGAGTATAGGATTTCATACTTTTGGTGACATAACAGGTAATTCTATAATAGGTACTCAAAATTTATCAGTAACGGGTCAAATTTCAGGAAGTCAAATTAGCTCAAGTGGAAACTTAACAGTTGGTTTATTAGGCAACACAGCTACTGGAAATATAAGTGCAAGCGCCCATATCTCAGGAGCAGTTATTAGTGCAAGCACAGGATTCCATACATTTGGTGATGTAACTGCTAACAATGTATATAATACTCAAAATTATGTAAATGGTATTAGACTTAGAAAAAACGATAATGTACTAGAAGTAGCTTCAGGATTAAATGCTACTAGTATAACAGCATCAGCTGAAATAAGTGCAATAGGGAAAATATCATCTTCTGATTCAATAGAATCTCTTAATTATTATATAGGACCCGAGGGTTCACAAGATGCCTGGGGTATACATAACCCTTCTCAACAAATACTTCAATTTTCAACTGCTGATGATTCGGGTAATTATATATTTGAAATAAATAGTGGGGGTGGAGGTACAGCAACAACCACTGTAGAAGAGGGTAACTTTGTTGTTTCAAATGGTAATGCATCGATTAAAAAACAAATCTCAGGAAGCCAGATAAGTGCAAGTGGAAACTTAACAGTTGGTTTATTAGGTAATACTGCAACAGGAAACATAAGTGCTAGTGGGCATATCTCAGGTTCAGTTATTAGTGCAAGTATAGGATTTCATACATTTGGTGATATAACTGCTAGTAATAATGGTGTGTTTGGTAATAGTATAGTTACTCCTACGGCAATAGTTAATACTTTAAGAGCTACAGGAAGTAGTACAGATCAAATAGTTTTTTCAGATACGGATGAAATTCAAATAAAAACTTCCGCTCAAAAAATGTTACGTATTAATGAAAGTCAATATTACTTTAATTACAACCAACAAGACATGGATTTTATAGTTAGAGGAGATGGTGTAGCTAATTTAATTGATTCTGATGGAGGGTTAGGTAAAGTTGGTATAAATCATTCCCCTTTAGCAGCTTCTGCAACCTTCCATGTGGGTGGAGATATTTCAGGAAGTCAAATTAGCTCAAGTGGAAACTTGACAGTTGGTTTATTAGGCAACACAACTACTGGAAACATAAGCGCAAGTGCTCACATTTCAGGAGCTGTTATTAGCGCAAGTACAGGATTTCATACTTTTGGCGATATAACAGCAGGAACAGGATCCTTTCATCACATAACAGCCTCAGGTAATATAAGCACAAGTGCTGACATAAGATCAGATAGAATATTTGTTGATCATATTTTTGATTCAACAGGTGCAGGTACTGAATTAGCACTTACAAGTACCACATGTACTTGGAATGGAATAATGGATTTACCCGCTTCTAATGAAGCTACAGATGCTTCGGGAGATACAGGGGTATTAAGAGTAGAAGGAGGAGCAAGTATAGCTAAAAGTATATATGTAGGAAGTGTAATTTCAGGTAGTCAAATTAGCTCAAGTGGTAATATTTCTGCAACAGGAAACATAAGTGCTAGTGGACACATCTCAGGAGGGATGATAAGTGCAAGTATAGGATTTTGGGGTGATGGTAGTAACTTAACAAATTTACCTGCTTCAGGTATTGATGTGTCAGGAACCCCTGCTAATAACCAAATTGCTGTTTGGACAGATGCTGACACATTAGAAGGAGATTCTCTTTTAACTTTTGATGGAGCTACATTAAGTACAGGAACAGGATCCTTTCATCACATAACAGCCTCAGGTAATATAAGTGCAAGTGGTTTTATACAAACACCTGAAATAAGAGGTAACACAACAGGAGACCAATCAGGTAGTTTATTTTTATCAGGAAGTTTAACTTTAAAAGACAATATAGGGGTACCTGCAGTAAGTCAAAGTACTCTATATAATAATAATGGTCATTTATATTATGGAGGAGGACTATTAGGAGGATACCATTTAAGTGCTAGTGCAGATAATGTAGGTTATATAAAAATATTACATACGGATTGGATTCCTGATGATGGAAATACATATTTTAATATGTCTGTTGAAGGAGACGGAAGTGTTTTTTATTTAAAAGCTAACTCTACAGCATTAGATTTATATTGTTTTAAAGATATCCCGTGGGGTTGGAGAGCAACAGCAATACAAATATATGGTCAAGATAGTGATGGTGATAGTACAATAACAGTTCATAATTATAATATAACAGATGGAACAAGAGCAACTATATCTACTACTCCTGCTACTTATAGATTAAATACAACAGGAGAAGCAGTTTTTGATACCCCTATGGTAAGTACCGCAACAAATGCACTTATGATTGATGTAGATCCTGCGGATTCTACTGATGGTATTTTTGGAGGTTATGTAAGAATAGAAAGAACCCACCACTTAGAATAATGGCATACATTAGAGCAACATATAATTCAGGTTCTGTTACATCTGTTGAAGATTCAAGCCAATTAGCAACAGGACAAGAAATCTACTGGCAAGATCAAATAGGTAGAGTATTAGAAGATGAAAATGGAGAACCTTATGAAATAATTGAAAATGTAACCCCAGAGGGAATATCGGATACATTAGGAGTATGGGATAATATAAATAATAATTTTATACCTGATGGGTTTTATGATAAAACAACAGGATGGATATGGCCTTCAGGATCTATACCAAGTAATAATGATATTAACGAATGGAAAAAATAAATTAAATGCCAACAACAGCAATAACAGGACCCACATCACAAACAGGTATAGGCACTGGTCTAGGAGATGGTGTTAATTATGTAGGAGCAAATAATTCTATATGTGCAAGAGTATTTCCTACATCAGGAGGTTCAAATGCATATGCTATAAGTTCACAACCAGGAGGAAATTTATTTTCAGGATATAATTTAGCAATTGATAATACTCATGGAGCAGCAACAATCCACGGTATTGAAGTAGTAGCAGGAACTGATTTTGACGGCTCGGGAAATTCTTATATAGGAGCATTTGGTTCAAGTTCAGGAAATGGAATAATCCGATGTTATTTACACAATGGTACAGATTATTCATCTGCATTAACATGGGATACTAGTACTTCATATACTGGTATATCTTTTAGTGATTCTGATACTACAGCTACTTTTACAGGAGCTAACAAAAGATATATAAATACTACAGCAGGAGATGATGTACTGTTTGGAGCTGCTGACGAATTACATGGACTATCATGGAATTCACTTGTTCAAGGTACTTGGGGATTTGCTACAGCTTTTACAAATGTATCTGGAACCTTCGTAGCAGGATACTTAAGAGGTATAGGATTAAGAGTTACATACACAGCAGCACCCCCACCAGACCCTCTTGGTACCTTTGATAATGCTTCATCTCCTTTAATTGTAAAAACAGGAACTACTATTGTATCTAATGGTACTATAGAATTAAGTTAAATATATATTATGAGTTTAATGAGACAAAGAGCAATATCAACAAACTGGACAGGATCTGCTATGAATAATCCTTTACTAAATGATTATAAATATGAATGGAAAGATAATTCAGTATTTATAAAAGGTAGTGATATACAATGTGAAGGGTTATGGGAAAAAGAAATATATTCAGCAAGTGCTGCCTATATATGTCAAAATGGTGGAGATATTCTACAAATAGGATATGGAATGTGTCAATTAGCAGACCATATACAATCTCATTCAATTAATAGCCACACAATAATTATAGATCAAGCAGAAACCCATGAAAAAGCTCAAGAATGGGTAAAAGATAAACCAAATACAACAATTATAACAGGAAGTTTTTATGAAATGGATTTACCTGTTTATGATGGGATTTTTATAAATAAAACTAAATTATTTTATTGTAACAAAATGACAGCAAGAGTTCAAATAAAAAACCAAATCCCACAACTAACAAAAACAGGTTCTTTAATAAGTTGGTATAATACTTGTAATGATGGGACTACTAATATATTAAATGTAAAAGATATAGAATATGAATATATTAAAATAGATAATCCTCCAACTCAATCTCTTCTTGAAATACTTAAACCTATTTCTACAAATTATTATGTACCAAAAATGAAAATAAAATAATGGCTACAACATATACTATAACAGGATTAAGTTCAGATAATGATGCTCAACAAACAGGAGAAAGTACTTTTGAAGCAGCACGTACTGGTTCAGGTGATGGTATATCTGTTCAAGGAGTAGGAGCTAACTATTTACATCCTCGTGTTGAAATTAATGGTCGACATTTTATAGCTTTTGGTGACATAACTCCTGATAAAGGGCCTCTTTATCAAATGCATAGATCATTTATAGCATTTGATATACCTGATTATGGTAATCAAGATGTTATATCTGCTACATTAAAACTTACTTCATTTGGAGAAAGTGAAGTCACAACAGGTACTAATAATAGAATATATAATTCATCAATAAAAGTAGTAAGAGGACTTACTTCATGGGGGCCAACAGTTGATGCAAGTGATTTTGGAAAATTTACTTTTGAATTTTTTGGTACAGATTATGTTCTTCCAACACCATTAGATGATCTTGATGGTGTGACTATACCTTCATCAGCAGATCAAGATGTTTATATCCCTTTAAATAATTCTGTTAAAGAAACATATATTCCTACTGCTAAAGGAAGTACGGTATATTGGGCTATTATAAATTATGAATATGATTATTTAAATCATGGTCATAATGAATATGATTGGCCTTATATTGCATTTAATAGCCTCAATAAAGCCCAACATTCAGCAAAAATAAAATCAGGTAACCACAGTACAACAGCAGATAGACCCCAACTAATATTAACAGTAGGAGAAGTAAAAAAAGCAGGTAAAATAATATTAAAGGGCAAAGTAGTACCAACAGGTAAAATTTCTATTTCAGATAACAATATTTAATATGTATTATCATGGGAATAAAAATTAAACATAAAGATCCAAAATCAACTGATTTTAGTCCTAGTGATATTGTAGTTAATATTAAAGATGGTACTTTATTTTATAAATCAACTACAGGATTATTTAAAGTACAAGGAGATAATGTTAATACTACAAATAGAGAAGATCAAGAAGATTTATCTACTTATGCACTAATTGCAAATGTAGTTGCAAATAGCGCAACAGCATCTTTTGCTATAACTTCAAGCAATGTATTATTTGGAGATATAACAGCCTCAGGTGAAATAAGCGCAAGTGGGGATATTTTAACAAGTGGTGATATAACAGCTGGTCATAATGGTATTACTTTACAAGGTTCTACTAAGGATATTATAGGAGTTACTGATCTGTGGCTTGCGTCAACAATAAACCATACTAGCGATGGACATACACAAATAGATTTTAACCCAGATCAAATTGAATTATACGCTAGTGGTAATGTAGGTATTGATATACAGCCTCATTTAGTAGATATAAAAAGAAATTTAACAGCATCTTATAATATAAGTTGTAGTAATGATACATCTACTATTACAGCAGCAACAGGGTCATTTAACACAATGGCTAAACAAATAGTAATAATACCTTTTAACTATTATTGTAGTTCAAACTTAACAGATGAAATATATATACCCGTCAAAGGTTATTTAGACAATATGTCAGATTATTATTATCATAGATATTTAACTCCATTCAATGGTATCTTAAAAAAAATAACTATAGGATTTGATGGTTCTTCTGCCCAAGGAAACGTAACAGTAAGATTTAGAAAAGATGCAGGTGGGGATTTTGATTTAGATGAAGCAGGAGATATAATTGAAGGAGTAACAATAAACAGTACTGTACAAGATACAAGTTATGATTTTGTATTTGATAGTAGTACTTCTACTTTTAATAAAGGTAATTTACTAGCCTTTACAGTACAACAACAAAATAGTACTACTTACGATGCCTATGGGAGTATTGTACTTGAAATGAATACATCAACTTAAAATAAATTAATTATGGCTTTAGCAGATAAAAAACCAAAAAAAATATTTGAAAAATCAGATTCAGGAGATAAATACTATCTAAGCAGTACAAAAATAGATGAAATATCATCTTCATATGCAGATGCTGAACATCTTAATGATGAAGCTATAGTAGCAAGTACAGGAGCTATCATGTATCAACTCCAATTAATAGAAGAAGAACTTGATGAAATAAGAAGATACGTTACTAATGAAGCAACAGGTTCAGTAATTAATTTAAAAAGTATTGATACTAGTGCTTTACCAACATCATCTCCTGCTCAAAAAAATGCTTTATGGATTGAAGTTAATGCAAAAACTGGAGCTAAATATATAAGGTCAACTTAATGTAGGTTTTTATTTTTTTAATATATGTATATATAAACAATATAAGTTATGGCAATACAAGAAAGACAAACACCACAAACACCAATACCTTCACCAGCTGAAATTAAATCAGGTCCTCAATCTTTTACCGAAGAAGAACTTAAACAGCTTATAGATTTAAGAAATGATTTAAATCAAACCGCTATTCAGTTTGGTCAAGTAGCTATGAGTAAAATCAAATTAGAAGAAACTGAAACTAAATTAAAAAGTCAATTAGCTGATTTAGAAAAAAAAGAAGTTACTCTTGCAAAGAATTTATCAGATAAATACGGAAAAGGAAGTATTGACTTAGAATCTGGTACTTTTACTCCATCTAAGTAGTTTTTAACCCTTCTTTTATATTTATAGACGGTAAATTAATAAAACTTACTTATTTTTTTGGTTTGGTTTATAATTTTTTCTCATATTTATACGAGAACAACCAATGAAATAACTTTAATATATATAAAAGATGGCAGAACAAATAATATCACCAGGTGTTTTTACTAGAGAAAACGACCTTTCATTCCTTCCCCAAGGAATAGGTGCAATTGGAGCAGCAATTATAGGTCCTACAGTAAAAGGACCAGCTTTTGTACCTACAGTAGTAAGAAGCTTCGCAGAATATGAAAGAAGATTCGGACCTTTAAGCTCTGAAACATATGTCCCTCAAACAGTTAGAGAATACTTAAAAAATGCTGGATCAGTAACAGTATGTAGAGTATTAGCAGGAGGAGGATGGACTTTAACATCTACAGCAGGAGGAACCGGAGCAGTAGCGATAGTAGCTTCAGCTTCTGCAGATAATGCCGATGGAAATAATGATAATGTATTATTAGGAATGATTTATCCTTCTAAACATACAGGTGCACCTGGATTAAATGAAACAACTTTTACAGGACCTAGCAATCAAGTAGATTCAGGATCAATAAGTTCTAATTTTAGTATAACTTTAAGTGGTTCTACAGGAACAAAACAACTTTCTGCTTCTGTAAACCCTGCCAATTCAAATTATTTATTTAAACAATTAGGTAATAATCCTAATAACAGTAGAAATGGAGACAATACATTTGGGGGGACTCCAGGATACACATATGTAAATTGGAAATCATTACAAACAAGCATTCTTGCTACAACAGCAGATACAGAATCTATAGTTGTACTTTTCCCATCTACTTCAGCACATCTAGGTATTAACACAGCAAGTTTACAAAATGATACATTAGGATCTTCTGGATCTTTCTATTTAACAGATAATGATGGTACTGCACATACTTTATTCTTTACAGGAAGTACATCTGTATTACCACCAACAGATGGATCATTTTCAGGTTCACTTGTAGCTATGAATTTATCATCAGTAGGAGGAGAATCAGCATCAGGTCAACAATTAACAACTTTATTTTCAGATGCCGTAAATACACTTGATGAATTTTCATCATCTATTAGTACTGATGGTCTTAGTGCTTCTGTATTTACTGTAGAAATAGGAAATGTAGCAGATTTAACTACAACATTTGGATCGGGAACAGCATCTGTAGGAACAGCAACAGATGGTTCACAAATGTCTCCACCTAATGGATATCCACTTTACGCTAGTAGTGACGTAATGTTAATAAGACAAAGCGCTAACATAACATATAGTGGATTAAGTGGAGTAGAAGAAAAATATAGTCATGCTTCTACACCGTGGATTACTTCACAATTCTTAGATGCTAATAAAAGCACAACACAATTATTTAAATTCCATACTATTAATCATGGTACTACTTGTAATACAGATTATAAAGTATCTATTGCAAATTTAAAAGAACCAGCAGATGTAGATGGAGTTGAACAATATTCACAATTTTCAGTTATAGTAAGAAAATATAGTGATAAAGATAAATCACCAGTAGTTCTTGAACAATATAACAATTGTACTTTAGATCCTAATTCACCAAATTATATCTCAAGAAAAATAGGAGATAGATATCCATTATATAATGATACTTTAGATAAAGTTGAATTACTTGGAAATTATCCTAACATTTCAGATTATATTAGGGTAGAAGTATATAGTTCTGTTGCTGAAAGAGCAGTTTCACCTAAATTATCACCTAAAGGATTTTCAGCTATTAGCGATCCAATACCAACATCATCGTTTGGTACTAATTTCCATGTTCCTTCAGCTTCTTATGAAGGAGTCCAACAAACAGGAACAGACAGTACATATGATACTAGAGGATATTTAGGATGGAAATTTACTGATAAATATGCAGATAATGCAAACTGGATAAAACCATTACCAGATGATGTAGGTAGTAATGTTTCAGGAGACTTTAATGTTGAAAATTATTCAGGCCATCCAAGTTCAAGCTTATGGTTAGGCTCGTTAAGTGCTTCAGTAAAAACAAATCCAGATAATGGTCCTGTAGCAAGCCAACTTAAATTTACAGTTCCTTTCCAAGGAGGTGATGATGGTATATCTCCATCAACAGTAAAACAAGTAGGTAAAAATATAACTGATGAAAATGTATATGGACTTAATTTAAAAGCAACCTCAAATACAGGATATAAAGGCTATAAAAAAGCAATTGATATTTTATCAAACCAAGATGAATATGACATTAATATGTTAGCATTACCTGGTGTAATAAAATCTCTCCATCCTTTAGTTACACAAGCAGGTATAGATATGGCAGAACAAAGAGGTGATTGCTTTTATGTAATGGATTTAGATATACAAGAAGCTTCAGTAAATACTGCTGTAAGTACTGTAGGAGGATTAGATTCAAGTTATGCTGCTGTATATTATCCATGGGTTAAAGTACTTGACAGTTCAATTAATAAACCAGTATTAGTACCACCATCAGTAATAGTTCCAGGAGCAATAGCAGCTTCAGATAGAATAGGAGCTGAATGGTTTGCACCAGCAGGTCTTAATAGAGGTATTTTAGGTAATGTATTAGAAGCTAAAATAAGATTAACACAAGCAGAAAGAGATACACTATACGATGCTAAAATTAACCCAATAGCAACATTCCCTCAAACAGGAGTTTGTATTTGGGGTCAGAAAACATTACAAGAAAGATCAACAGCATTAGACAGAATTAATGTTCGTAGATTAATGATAGCTCTTAAGAAATTCATTGCAAGTTCTTCTAAGTATTTAGTATTTGAACAAAATACAATACAAACTAGAACAAGATTCTTAAATATAGTTAATCCATATTTAGAATCAGTACAACAAAGACAAGGATTATATGCCTTTAGAGTACAAATGGATGAAAGCAACAATACGCCAACTGTAATAGATAGAAATCAGTTAGTAGGTGCAATTTACTTACAACCAACTAAAACTGCTGAATTTATCATATTAGATTTCAATGTAATGCCAACAGGTGCTACATTTGATACAGGAGGTGGTGCAGGATATTAAGAAAACAGAAAGATATTATATTTATAATAAAACAATAAAATAAAATAAAAAGATGGCAATATTAGAAACCAACCAAATGATGTTCACAGCCTTTGAGCCTAAATTACAAAATAGGTTCTTAATGGAAATTGATGGCATCCCCGCATACCTTATTAAAAAGATATCTAGACCAAGTATTACATTTGGAGAGGTAGTTCTTGACCATATTAATGTGAAAAGAAAAATTAAAGGTAAAGCAAATTGGGACAACATAACATGTGACCTATATGACCCCGTAACCCCATCAGGTGCTCAAGCAGTAATGGAATGGGTAAGATTATCACATGAATCTGTAACAGGTAGAGATGGATATTCAGATTTTTATAAAAAAGATATAAATATCCGTACTTTAGGTCCTGTAGGTGATGTTGTTGAAGAATGGATTTTAAAAGGTGCTTATTGTCAAAATGCAACTTTTGGAGACATGGATTGGACTTCAGAAACACCAGCAAACATAGGAATAACAATCGTAATGGATTACGCAATACTAAACTATTAATTAATATATATAAAATTTAAAAAAATGAAACTAAGAGACTTAAAACGAATTATTAAAGAAGAAATTAAAAATATTCACGAACAAAGACCACCAGCAATAGATTCCTTTGGAAATCCCGTATCTCCAGTAGGAGGAGGAAGACCTAGACCTAGTACATCTCCAGTAGGAAGTGGCCCTTCAGGTAGACCAAATGTATCTCCAGTAGGAGGAGGAGGTAGATCCTCTCTAATGCATAACACTGGATCAGGAGTAAAGAAAATAGCAATAAATGGTGATGAAGGTGGACCACAAGGTATAGATATTTTAAAGTTTCTATGTGAAATATTCGGATGTGAACAATACTATACATGTAAAGCAAAAGGTTGCCAGCTAGATATTCACGGGGAGGGTTAATAGATGAATAATTATTATTAAAAAAAATGAAACTTAGACATCTAAAATACCTAATTCAAGAAGAAATTGAAAAACTTCAGAATGAAAAGAAAATAGACCAAGGAGGCCAATTTCCTGGCAAAGACATAGGTGATAATCGATCTACTATTAGCTTTAATACAGGAACAAAAGTAGTTAAGATGGATGTTGGTTCAGGAGGAACAGGTCCACAAGGTATAGATATTTTAAAATGGCTATGTACACATATTTTTTCTTGTGAAAAATATTATACATGTCAAGATGGAGGATGTAAACTAAGGCCTGGAACTGATGTAAGTAACATAAGAGGACCTCAAGTTAGCTAATTAAGGGACATTTAATAGTTTAGAAAAAAAAAGCGTCTTTTTGGCGCTTTTTTTATTTTACATATATGTATATCTGAACTAGTTTTAACAAAAATAACGTTATGAAAAAAAACAAAGAACTACAATTTCCGGCTGAAGAAGTCACATTACCCTCAAAAGGTTTACTTTATTCCGAAGATTCTCCATTAAGATCAGGAAAAATATTAATGAAATATATGACTGCTCGTGAAGAAGATATTCTTACAAATCAAAACTTTATAGCTAATGGTACTGTAATAGATAAATTATTAAAATCTCTTATTGTTAGTGATATAAATTACAATGAATTGTTAATAGGGGATAAAAATGCAGTAATGGTTGCTGCTCGTATTTTGGGGTATGGTGCTGATTATGAATTTAAATACAGAGGTGAAACCCATACTATAGATTTAGCTAAAATAAAAGATAAAGAATTAGACGAATCTATAGTAAAAAATGGACAAAATGAATTTGAATTTACATTACCTACATCAAAAATACCAGTTACTTTTAAACTTTTAACCCATAAAGATGAAATGGCTTTTGATAAGGAAATAAAAGGACTTAAAAAACTTAATAAAAATTTTTCTAATGATTTATCTACCAGAATGAAGTATGTTTTACTTTCAGTTAATGGTGACTATGAAAAACAAACTATTAGAAAATTTGTTGATAATGAGTTTTTAGCCAGAGATGCAAGAGAATTAAGAAACTACATTAACAAAATCCAACCTAGTGTTGACTTATCATTTGAATATGAAGACTCTAGGGGGAATCTTGTATCAACAGAGGTTCCGATTGGTATTGAGTTTTTTTGGCCTGACGCCTCAGTATAGGAATATCCTATGGACCCAAATACATGACCTAGTGTACCATGGCGGCGGTGGATTCATGCACTCAGAAGTATATAACATGCCTATTTGGTTAAGAAGATTTCATATTCACAAAATAAATGAATATCTTAAAAAGAAACAAGAAGAAGAAGAAAAAGCATCTAAACAATATGCTCCCCCTTCAAATAAAGTAGCAGGACCTAATGTAAGCCCTTCTTCAACATATAACTTTAAAAAGTAAAGGTATCGTAGATACCTTTCTTTTTTTTATATTTATTACAGAATAACACTGTAACCCTATGGCAAATAGAAGAGATATAGATAATCAAAATAAATTAAACGACTTAACTGGCAAACAATCTGAACTTTTAAGCGATCAAGCTCATCAAGTTGAAATTTTAAGACGTGAATTTAGACAATTAGGAAGAGAAATAAAAGACTCAATTGAAGAAGCTATTGATGCTACAGATGATTTATCGTCTTCAACAGAAAAATTAGCTAAAAGTGGATTAAGAGAAATAGAAGGATCAGTAAAAAAAATAGGAAAAACCCTAGAAGATAATGTAGAAATACAATATAGAATAAATCAAGGCCAAGATCAATCAAAAAGAATTGCTGATCAACTTGTTAAAATAGAAACAAGACATGCAATAACTACAGCTCAGATTCAAAATGATACAGAATTAACTGAAGATACAAAAAAAGAACTACTAAAATTAGCAGATAAACAATTTAATAAAGCTAAATTATTAAATGAGGAGTTAGAAGATGCTAATACAGAATTATTGGAATCTAAAACTTTAATAGATGTAGGAAAAGAAGGTTTAGAAGGTTGGGCTAAAAAGTTAGATAAATCAGGAGTCCTTGCAGGTATTCTCGGTGGTAAAATGTCTAAAGCTGGTATGGTAGCAAAAGTAGCTGAAGCTTCTGTAATATCATTGTTTAAGGATTATGAAAAAGGCTTTAAAACCATAAACAAACAAACAACAGACCTACAAAACGCATTTGGATTTACTCTTAAAGAAGCTGTTAAATTAAATGTTGAATTTAGACATATGTCTCAATTTTTTAAAGGTAATGCTATACTTGCTCAAGATGTTCAAAAAGCTTTTGCCGATATAAATGGTCAATTAGGATTAGCTTCAACTACTTTTAGTAAAGGGTTACTACCTCAAGTTGCAGATTTACAAAAAAGGATGGGTGTATCTTCAGAAGCAGCTCATAATTTTGCTAAACAATCTATGATAACCGGTCAAGAAGTAGATAATATTGTAAAAAGTCAAATTAGTGGTTTATTAGCAGCTGAAGAAGAACATGGAGTCCGTATAGCCATAGCATCTGCTATAAAAGAAGCAGCCGAAACTACGGGAGAAATACGTGCTAATTTAGGATACAGCATAGAAAATATAACAGCGGCCATTGGTAGAGCTAGACAATTTGGTATGACCCTTCAAGATTTAGCAAATATAAGTGATAATCTATTAAATTTTCAATCTTCTATTGAAGCTGAATTACAAGCAGAATTATTTACAGGAAAACAACTTAATTTAGAAAAAGCCAGATTACTTGCTTTAACAGGAGATTATGTAGGGTTAGCAGAAGAAATAAAAAAACAAGTAGGAGGAGAATATGAATTTGCTAGAATGAATGTTCTTGAAAAACGTAAATATGCAGCTGCCTTAGGAATGAGTGTTGATAGAATGTCTGATTTAGTTTATGACCAAGAATATCTAGCCCAATTATCTGAAAAACAAAGAGATGCTACTGAAGAAGAAATATACCAATCATTAAAAAGACAAGATATACAAACCCAATTTGCAGATTTATTACTTAGAGTTCAAGAAATAATAGTAAATATAGCTGCAGGTCCTTTAGGGCATATAGCGGGATGGTTTACAGGTTTACTTGAATCTACAGGAGGATTAGTATTAGCTTTAGGGATTATATCAGGATTTAAATTTTTTGGATTAATACGAGGTGTTAAAATGTTAGTAGGGTGGTTAACAGCAGGGTCTGTAGCTGCTACTACATTATATGGAATATTAACATTAGGTATAGCATTAGCAGTAATAGCAGCAGTAGTAGCAGCAGCAAAAGCACAGGGTAAACACGTCAGTAGTGTAGTAAAAGGTCAAAAAAATATATCTGATGGATTTCAAAAAGAGGGAATTGTATATTCAAAACCTAAAGGAAGTATGTCAGTTATGTTAGATAAAGATGACGAAATGATAGCAGGAACTGACTTAGGGTTAGATAAAGCTTCAAAGGGAGCTAATGCTGCAGGAATAGCAGGTGCTTCAATTCAAATATTAATAAAGGAAATGGTTAATTTGAAAAAAGAAGTTAAAGCTATGAATAATCAATCAAAAGATAATACACAAAAAATTGTAGAAAATGATACTGTTACATTACAATCAGGTTGGGGATCTAAAACAAAGTTTACGTAAAATTAATATATTTATAAAAAAACAATAAGATGGCATTATTAGAACAAAATTCAATATTTAGTAGTATAACACCCCAATTTGATTTAGGTGTAACTTCTACAATACAACAAAATTCATTAGCAAGTTTAAATCAAGATTTAAATGGAAATCCAGGTCCACTTTTTGATATGGGTAAAGATTCTACAATTCATAATCCTGATTCTTTATTTGCTTTAAATGCACCAGGAGCTCCTGATCAAGATTTAAATGGAGAATCTGGTCCTATTTTTGATAAAGGATTTGAATCTACTTTACAAAAAGACCAATTAATGTCTACAGAAGAATTATCATATACTCCTACAGATCTTTTAACTAACACAAATACAGCTTTAGGTATACCAGGAATTGATGAAGGAAGAGGTCCTGGTTTTGATTTAGGTAAAGACTCTACATTACATGGTACTCCTACTAATAAAGATACTTTATTGTCTATTCCTAATCCTGAGTCAACTCAAAATTCTCCATATCAAGATTTAGATGGAGTTGATGGAGGTCAAGGATTTTTTCATGGTATTCCTAATCCAGGAATGTATCAAGGAAAACAAGTAAATGGTATAGATTTACATGTATCTTTATTAAAAGACCAATATGCTTATCAACACGGTAATGCTCCAACAGTATTAGTAAATGCAGGAAAACAAGATTTAGATGGGGTTCCAGGTCCTACCTTTAATGCAGGAAAAGAATCTCCTCAAGATATTGACAGCCCTGTATTTGACACTATACATGAAAATTCATTATTGCGTAAATATAAAGATCCAAATAGAATGGATTTAGATTTAGATGGAGAAAAAGGATTCTTCCAAAGACCAACAGATGTAACAGATACTCTTAATTTGATGTCTTTAAATCAAGTTCCTAAATCACCATCAGGATTTGCTGATGTTAATGGAATTAATAGAATTCAACCAAAAGCACCTGATGGAGCCTCAATTGATAATCCTGGAGGATATTTTCATGGAATAGCAAACCCAACAAAAGGTCAAGGATTACAAATAATGAATAAAGATTTACATGTACATTTATTAAATGAAGGTAATCAATGGAAGGGAGTCAGTGGTACTACTTTAGACTTAAATATACCATTAGGCACAAATACTCCTCCTTCTTATTTAGATACATTTAATTTACAAGATTTACCATCAACATTAACAGAATTACCAAATAGAGGATAATGCCATTATTAGATTTACTTACGGGAAATGCATTTGAATTAGGAGTTACAACAGATTCTTGGGGTAATTCTTTACCTAGAATACCTGGAATTCCTCCTAATGGAGGATGGGCTTCATACCCTAATGCTAAAAATGCAGGACAAAACCAAGTAGCACATTCTAAAGCTATACTAAATTCTCAACTATCCCCCCAAAGTATATTTTCATACCAATTAAGTAGAGTAACCTGGGATGTTTCAGATACAGAGGCTAACCCAACTTTTTTAGGAGATGGAATTGATCATAATAATGGAGGAATAGTAGATGGTCTTAGAAGAGGAGGATCAAATACATGGGATAATAGAGTAGAGATAGATAATGATAGAATTCAGAATTTTTTATTATCTCCTCAAGGGGATCAATTTAGAATAAGACAAAAATTTCTACAAGCACTAAACCCTAGACCTGAAACACGAAACTTTAATTTAGGTCCTACGGGAGGATTTCAAGCTACAATAAAGGACCGTGATGTACAATATAAAAGACATGGAACAGTAGCAGAAGCAGCAGGATTACCTAGTTTAATTGGAATGGGAGGACAAGCTTTAGTTGGTTTATTTGGAGATAGTGCTCTTGGAAATTTGGCTGGAAATATTGTAACTACTTTAGCAGGAGGGGATTATATAACTGTAAAATCTACTCAAGCTAGAGAATTTAATATGGCTTTAGGTCATCCTGGAAGACCTCAAAGACAATCTTTACTAGAACAAGCTGCTGATTTATTAGTAGGATCTAGTGGTCCACAACAGTATGATGTTAATGTATCAGCTGATGCAGATGGTAATTTTAAACCTATAGACACTACTACTTTAGATTACTTAAATTATATAGATATAGTAAAAGCCCCAAATGGAGTAGTTGATCCTGTTTTAGAAGGGATAATAGGTAAAGATTTTGTTCCTTTTAATTTTGAACCTATAGACCCAAATAATTTTGAAACATATGATATTATTGCTTTTAGAGCATTTTTAGATAGTATGGATGACCAATTTAATGCAGAACATAATGAAGTTAAATATAATGGTAGAGCTGAATCTTTTTACACTTATAATAAATTTAAAAGAACAATATCTTTTAGTTTTAAAGTAGCGGCTCAAACAAGACACGAAATGAGGCCTCTTTATAGAAAATTAAACTATTTAGCAGCACAAACTGCACCTCATTATACTATGGAAGGTAATAGGATGATGACTCCCTATATGAGACTAACTATAGGAGATTATTTTTCAAAATTACCAGGATTAATGTCTACAATTTCAATTAGTTGGAAAACAGATTACCCGTGGGAAATTAGATTAGACCGTAATGATGGAGGAAGAGATACAGATGTATTAATATTACCTCATGTATTAGATATTACTTGTAATTATATACCAATTCATTCATTTACTCCAAGAAATAGATATGATATACCTTTTATTGGAATTAATGCAAAACATAGTACAGCTAAAAGCTTTATGGAAAAACCAATATCTGAAGATGCTTCAGACTTGCTTTCTTAATTAATAAAATCATAAAAATGATAAATAGACTTAAATACATAAATCCTAGTAGAGAATTAAATCAAACAAAACCTTATTTTAAAAATTTAAAATATCCTAGGATTACTTTATCTATAAAAGACATATACGTAACAACAACTATTGGTGATAGACTTGATTTATTAGCAGATCAGTTTTACAATGACGTAAGGTTATGGTGGGTAATAGCAAATGCTAATAGAGATATTATTAGAAGAGATAGTTTTGGCTTAAAACCCGGATTAGAAATTAGAATTCCCTCCAATATAACAAAAATATTATATGATTTTGAATTAATTAATAAAAATTCTTATTAAATATGGGATCCGTTGTAAGTAATACTATTAGAGGAGTTCATGAACCCTTTAAACCTTATGTCCAAGCACAACTCTATATAAGAAGAGCAATTATAGGAGGGGGAGATCCAAGTGAAGAACCTACTATAGGAATTGAAATCGAAGACTTATCATATGAATCAGAAATAATAGGTCAAGAATGGCTTCAACAACAGATTCAAAGCGGTATGTTTACTAGTGAACTTATGTTAGGTAGTAGTACTGGAATGATGAGTGAAATTAATGTATATGATCTAAGTGAAAATAGAGGTGAATTATTTTTTACATATACTACTCAAAAACAAGCTATTATAAGATTAGCTTCAGGAGTAGATGTAAGACATTCTGCTAAAAATCAACTTTTAGAATCAGGAGAAAGTTATTTAGTAGGATCTAATTTAGCTAGGCATTATATTTTAGAAGGAGGGATTAAACCTATGGAAGAAGGACCCGAAGGAGAAATGGAATATATGGATTTAGATACATATGATGCTAAATTTGGGGATACTCCTAATAGTTATGGAGATAAAGATACACGTGGAAATCCTACTAGAGAATTTGGTGCTGTACCTATGCCGGGAATTGTAGATGCTCATATAAGAACAAAATCAGATGATGGATCTCTTAGAGAAGCACTGGTTAATTTTAAATGTCATAATAAAAGACAATTAGAAGTATTAGAAACTTTATATATGAGGCCAGGATATCCTTTATTATTAGAATGGGGATGGGATCCTTATATAGCTAACCCTGTACAAACAACAGGTGCTCTTCTTTCAGGAGCTAAAAAAGAAACACAACGATATAATAAAACAGTTCTTGAAGCTTTTTTTGATCCAGGAATGGATTTTAATGATTTAAATAATTTAATATCATTAGTAAAACAAAGATCTTCAGGAAATTACGATGGGTTTATAGGATATGTTAAAAACTTTAGCTATAAAGCAAGAGAAGATGGAGGGTACAATTGTAGTACTGAATTAATGGCCCAAGGTGAAATTTTAGAATCTTTTAAAGCAAAAAAAGTAATAGTTAGTAAAGATGTTAATTTATCTAATTTAATAGAAGGAGAAGGTAATATAATAAAACAAGGAGCAACAGTTGAAGATTCTTTTTCATTTTATTTAAAAGCAATAAAATTTAATACAGATAAAGCAGGAGATGCAGCTTTTTTAAAATATATGAAAGCGGGAGAAACCTATTCAGAAGATAAAACCTATAAAATAGGAGAAAATGAAGAATCAATAACTATAAAAGAACTTAATAGAGTTATTCCTGAATATCAAAGAGGATTTAATGATATTCTTGATATGTATCAGGATGTTCAAAAATTATCAGAATCACAATTAGAAAAAGATATAAGTTTAGGAAACCCTGTAGAAGGACAAGGAATAAGAACTATGTTAGGAGGGACTATTCTAAGAGAAATAGCTAAATATGATGGTGAAACAGCATGGTGGAGTATGGGAGGTGATTTTACAGGAACAAATGTTAATAACCCCTTTACTACAGGAGGTTATAATTTTTTAGCAGGCTTATTTGGGTTTGAAGAAAAAATTCCTGAAATCCAAGGAAGTAAAGATTCAGGATATAGAAAAAGTGTTTATGTAAGATGGGATTTACTTTGTCAAATTATTAATCAATTATGTCAAGATGCTATTAAAGATAGTAGAAAAACAAAATCAAGTAAAGCTCAACAATATGAAGAACAAGTAGGCCGAAAATTACAAGTTCCTATAGCTGAACTTACTTATATGGGTCCTAACCAAAAAACTGTATCAAATCAAAATTCATCTGCAGGATCATCAAAAATCCCCCCAGCTGATTGGATATCTGAAAATCCTGAAGGAAAATTTTATTTATCCTATTCACCTCCAGAATGTAAAGATAATGATCCTGCTTGTAAAGCTATTTTAAAACAACAAGCAGATGGAATGACAGATAACCATCATGCTAGATTATTTGATGTTGAGGGCTATCATCCTATATTAGGTTCAAGTATTGATCCAGGAATATGTATAATGCCTCATGAACCTAAATTAAATATGATTGTAGCTGGCGGTATGACATATGTTGATCCTCAAGCGGATCTTCAATTAAATCCCTTAGTAGATACACCATACCCAGAATTACCAAATATACAAGCATATGAAACCTGGAAATCTCAACAAAAAGAATTAGTAAAACATAATTATGACCTTCTTTCTTCTTATGAAGGAGTTGCAAATCAAAGACACTCTATAGGATTAGTATATTTTAATCTTAATTATCTATTAACAGAATATGAAAGTATGCGTTATAAAGTAGAATCTCAAATTGCAGATGAAAATAAAGACCCCAATCAAAAAACAAGAGTAAAAGTATTAAGAGATGATTTTTCTATGTTTGAATTTTTAGATAAAATATGGAAAGATGTAAGTAAAAGTTGTGGAAATTATTATAATTTTACTTTAACTACTGAACATGAAAGACCTCATGTAGCTAGAGTTATAGATAGAACTTTATCAGGTTATCCTAAAGGAGAAATGTTTAAATTTGATCCTCAAGGAAATTATTCCATAACAAGAGATTTTGAGTTTTCTTCTAAAATAGATAATGATTTTGCTGATGTTGTATCTATAGCTGCTCAATCTCCTAGTTCAATTAATTCATTAGAAGCTATGTCTTTTAAAGCTTTTCATAAACATATAAAAAGCAGATTTTCAGATGGTAGTGTAGACCACCAAACAGAAATAGCACAAATGGAAGAAGCAAAACAAAAACTAAAAAGAGACATTCAAGATTATAAACATATAGTAGAACAATTATATATTTTATTGATTAGAATCCAAACAGGTAATTTTGTTACTAAATTACCCTGGGAAAAAAAGACACCTGAAGAAAACCAATATATAGGTACCCAAACAGCAGTAAATTATCAAGCTAAATTAAGTGAACTATTAAATAGTATACAATCAAGATACCCATTATCTGATCCTAGAGCAGGTTTATATAAATCTGAATCTTCATTAAATAGAAATGCAGTTATACCTTTAACATTTAGTATTAAATTAGATGGAATATCAGGGATACTTCCTTTACAATTATTTCAAATAAAATCAAATAAATTGCCAGAAGCTTATAGGTCTAATAAAATAGCCTTTATAGTTTCTAAAGAAGAACATAAAATAACAGCAGGACAGGATTGGGAAACCTCAATAGAAGGTCAACTAACTATGCTTAATAGTTATGATGGTATATTAGGAATAAATGAATGGGAAGTAGAAGACCACATTGAAGATTATGATGGGTCTACAGAAAATGAATTAGATGGAATAGAGGGAGATGAAGGATCTCCAATCCCAACAGGATATAATGGTTCAGGTTTAGCAAATCCTGTACATGATTGGCCTGCAGATCAAAATGATATATATTTTAGTTCACCTTGGGGTAGAAAGAGAGGTCCAAACGTAAGACATAAAGGAGTAGACATTGCAGTAGCATCAGGAACAGTAGTATATTCTCCAGCTGGAGGTACTGTTATGGAAGCATTTTTACCAGAAGATGCAGGTACAGGTTGTGGAGGAACAATGACTATAAAACATGATAATGGTATAAAAACTAGATTCTGTCATTTAAAAGAAGTGTATTGGACACAAGGACAAACTATAAGTGGCATTATGCAAATAGGATTATCAGGAGGAGCAGTAGGAGATATTGGTAGAGGATCTTCTGAAGGTGCTCATTTACATTATGAAGTTTATGCTAATGGTACAGCTTGGGAAACACCTCTTCCTGATTGGTGGCCAGCTAATGTTTATACAGGAACTACAGATCCTGCACCTTTTATGGCTCAAGCAAATGTATCAACTTATGGTACTAACCCTTATGGAGACAATTAAATAAATTAAATTATGCCTTTTTATCCAGCACATAAATTAACAATAAAATATACTCCAGGAAATGAGCTTATTAGAACTAATTATCAACCATATGTAGGTAGTTATATACAAGCTAGTGATGGAAGACTTTTTGAAGGAGAAGATAAAAAAAGATTAGGATCTGAACTTTTTAGAAGCCATGATGTAGATGAAGAAGGGTCTTCTTTTGGTGGATCAAAATATACAAGAAAATTTAATTATTTAAATAAACCTATATCAAAGCGTTTAGATAATGTTTTAAAAGTTCCATATTTTAAATCTTTTCCTCAAGAAGAAGATTATAAAAAAGGGTTTTACATAAGATATTTTACTAAAAGAATTAATGGGTCTAAATATATGGAAATTAGTGAAAAAATATATAATTCACTTAAATCTAAAGAGGGCAAATATGACCATAACTTATATATTATAGGAGAAATTAAATGGTATCTTATAGGAAATATCATACAAAAACAAAATTCACAAGAAATATTAAAAAAACAAAATATTTACCCTAATCTTTTTAATCTATTTCCTATATTAGATGAATTTGCAAACCCTGGAAATATTATTACAGAAAACCAACAAACAGAAGGAGGAGAATTATATCGTGCTGATGGTTCAGAATATATAGGGTTATATCATATTCACCCTACAAATGGTCCTATGGTAGGACCAGTACATACTTCTATCCCTCATGATAAATTATATTATTTTGATCAACTTCCTGAACCTACACCTCCTACTATGCTTACTTGTTATAAGTGTATGTACCCTTATACACAAGCTGCTACTGTAGCACATATTCAAGCTCCTATTACTAAAGAGGGATGTCCTGAAGGAACAATGAGTGACTATTATGAAGCAGCTATGTCATGTTTTGATAGTGATTATAATGAAGGAGGAACAGGAGCCATTTCAACTGGAGATAATGATATTCACCAAACTTATTTGGATGAAACTTCTGGTGATGGAGGAGGTGGTTATTAGTAAAATTTTTCGTATATTAAGGTATGTTTTACCTTATAGAAACCAATACACAATTTAAAATACTGCAAAATAAAATAGCAAAATCATGCTATATAGATTATATCTATGGCAATGATAATACCCACCCTGCTCTTGCAAAAATTATTGCTATATACATTTCTAATTTAGATGAAGATAAGGGCTATATTTTACCTATTAAACACCCAGAATGTATAAATTTACCAAAAGATGAGGTATTTGACTACATAAAAACATTAGAAAAAATTTACGTTTTAGATAAAAAAGCCGCTTTACATGCGAACCTTTTAAAATCTTATACGGATATACAATACAAATACTACTACACAAAAAATGAGCCATTTCCAAATGAATTTAACACACAAGCTCATACGTATTTTTACCGTAAATTCCCACAGATAAAGGTAAATAAAATAATACCTATTGGTAAACACTATGAGCGTTGCCAAGAAAGAAAACGTGCGCTTACGCCGTGGTTTCACGTTAATGTAGGAAATATGTTTGATGAAAAAATTATTCCTAGTTTATACTTGTTAGAAAAAAATTCACTACAAATTAACGATAAATTTGACAATCATCATAACCCAAAATATAAAAGACATTCTGTACAAGATAATAATATATACGGATGGTATAATCCATACACTACAACCGGAAGACCTGTAAATAATTTTAATGGAATAAATTTTGTAGGATTAAAACACGGTACTGGAGAACGTGATTGTTTTGAACCTAAAAATGATTATTTTGTAGAAATGGATTATGATAGTTTTCATCCTTATTTAATAGCAAATATGGTAGGATATAACTTTGAAGACTATCCCTACCATGAATTAGCTAAATTATATTTTAATACAAACGATCCAACACCAAGTCAATATAAAGAAAGTAAAATTTTAACTTTTAAACAAATATATGGAGGTGTTAATAAAAAATATTTACATCATCCTTTCTTTAAGGGTATACAAAAATATACTAATGAAAAATGGAATGAATTTCAAGAACGTGGTTATATAGTAAATTATTGTTCTAAACAAATTAAAAAAGAAAATCATAAAGAAATGACTAAAGCTAAGTTATTTAATTACTTAATCCAAGCTAAAGAAACAGACCAAAATATGCATACATTAAGTGTTATACATACTGCATTAAAAGGTTATAAAACTAAAGTAGTCTTATATAATTATGATGCGTTTGTTTTTGATTTTTGTGACGCAGAATATGATAGTCTTTTTAAGACATTAGAACATATAGTTAGTAGGGATTATCCTATAAGTATAAAGAAAGGAATTCATTATGGGGTTTTACAATAAATTTATATTTATATTCGGAGTAACCCAATGATTTTATGAACAATCGTTTATATTGTACGTTCGTTGAAGCTAACGAAATAAAAGAAACATCTGAAAAGATACAATCTTCTTACAAAGTTCTCTTTGATAAAATTTTTGTTTTAGAAAGCTTGGATGGGGATAAAGTTATGCTTACGTATAATGTTGATTTGGGTAATTCAAATGGTGAATTTGCAATTGGTAATACAATTTTAGTTCATCGTAAAAAACAAACAAATACTCTTTATACTATAAACGCTTTAAACGAGCTTATAAAGAGTTTAAATAATGGGGTTTTAGATAAATCATATTCCATAAATTGGAATGATTATAAAAATTGTATTTTATTAGTACAAGCAGATGGTTATAAAAAAATAGACACTAAGATTAAAGAAATCATTAATCTTTCTTAATAAAAAATTTGGTTTATTAAAAGAGACTTTATACAATGTATAAAGTATAGAATTATTATATAAATATATTAAAAAGAATCGTATGGATTTACAAAAAATTAAAAGTCGTTTAGACAGACTAAACAACCCAGGCAAGGGCAAAAGTAGCGATTTTAAAGCTAACTTTTGGAGAGCACCCGTAGGGGAAAAATCACAAATAAGATTAGTACCTTACAAACACA